CCTCCTTGCTTTGTAGCGTACACCCCAGGTGTTTTGTTCATGATTTCAGGAAACTCTTGATTTCCTACTTTTAACAACACCTCTTGTGCTGAAATTGTACTTACGGCAATTGGTGTCTCTCTTTCTTTAGCGACATCAATAGTACGTGAAGTAACTACTACTTCTTCTAAATTTACATCTAGGATGGTTTTAGATTCAGTAGATGATTCTTGAGCGTAAGCTCCAACTGCTAAAAATATTAACAGCCCTGTAACGAGTTTTTTCATTTTCGTTGTTTTTGGGTTTTAAAATTAAACAAAATATAACTATTACTATTAATCAACTGTGAATATTATCCATCACAGCTAACACAATCAGCTTGTCTAGATCCTAAATCACCTTTGATGACGGAATCCGTACGAAGGTAATATAATGTTTTTACTCCCAACTTCCAAGCCTCTATATGAACCTGATTTATCCATTTTGGTGAATCATTAGGGTCAAATGAAAGGTTTAAAGATTGTGTTTGATCTAGATATCGTTGACGAATTGCTGCTTGACGCACTAACTCGAGTTGATTAATTTCAGGGAACGTTAAAAATAGTTCCTTTTCTTCTGGAGTTAAAACATTGTCAGGTAGATTTTGTGCTGAACCTCCATCGGCTAGCATCTGATCCCACCATTTTTCTTTGTTTTCTCCTTTATTTTCTAATATTGTTTCTAATACTTTATTTTTACGGATAAATGTTCCTTTGGCGCCGTTAAATGTGTAAATATTAGCGGGTAACGGCTCAATACCAGCGGAAATACCACCAGTAATAACGCTGTTCGATACGGTAGGAGCTACAGCAAGTAAATGCGTATTTCTCATACCAGTGCCTTTACACCAAATAGGTTCTCCATACTCTTGAGCTAAATCTCTTGATGCCTTTTCAGCATCATTTTTTAACTGGGAGAAAATGTTATGTGTATAAGCTGTAGATGCAATTGAGTTAAAAGGCATTCCTTTTTGTTGTAAGTAAGTATGCCATCCCATTACTCCTAAACCTAATGCTCTACCTTTTCTAGCATGAGCATGGGTACGTTTTAAACTTTCTTTACCATTAGATTTATCTATAAACTCTTGCATTACACCATCTAAAAACCAAGTAGCTAATTCAACAGCATCTGTATCTTTCCACTCGTCATATTTAGCTAAGTTTAAAGATGATAAACAACAAATAAATGAATGGTCTTCATCTGTAAATAATGTAATCTCAGTACAAATGTTTGTCATTGTAACATCAAGATTATTCATCATGTAAGCAATAGGGTTATTTTTGTTTACATTATCTTTGTACATAATGTAAGGTTCACCAGTTTCCATTCTTGACTTTAATACTTCAGCCCATAATGCCATAGAATCTTGATCTCTTGATTCTAGTTTACGCATAAAACTATCTCCTACTACCACACATTGGTGTAAGTTTAAACACTGTCTATTTGGGTCACCTTTTGGTCTACGAATTTGTAAAAATTCTTCAATATCGGGGTGTTCAATATCTAGGTTAACTGAAGCAGCACCACGTCTTACTGAACCTTGGTTAGTAGCAATAATTGCTGAATCATAAATTTTACACCATGGTACTACACCTTCACTTTTACCGTTTCCCGTAATTTCTGTTCCACGAGGGCGGATTCTTGATACTGAAATTCCAACTCCACCACCTTGTGAAGTTAATTTCATTAATTCAGCATTGGTTAAACCAATTCCTCTAATAGAATCAGGTGTATCAACTCCAAAACATGAAATTGGTAAACCCCTATCAGTTCCCATGTTAGATAAAACGGGGGAGGCTAAACCTAACCACCCATTCCATATTAACTTATAGAATTTGTTTTCTAGTTCTGGTTTTTTAAGTCTAATAGCAGCTGCTTGTGCTACTCGTCTATATGCTTTTTTAGGTGTTTCACCTGGGAGTAAGTAACCTTTAGAGATTGTGGCTAAAGATATTTCATCCATCCATTCTGGATAGTCTTTACCTGCTTCCCAATTTTCTGTATTTGCTATTAAATTTCCGTCCATTAAAATAAGTCATTTGCGTCCCAATTTTGGGCACCTTTACTATAGTTTGTTACTCGACTTGCAAAGAAGTCTGTGTGTTGTTTTCCAGCTGAAAGTGAATCAAACCATTTCATTCTTTGAATCGCATCAGGGTCAATATCATTTACTATAGCGCCATAACCTAAATCACTCATTTTGGTATTAACTCTATGTTTAATAAACGATACTAAATCATATTTTGGGCAACCTTCTAAATCTCCCATTTCATATACTTTATCAATAAAATCTAATTCTAATTTTAAAGATAGCTTTGCTGCTTCTTCAATTGAAGCACGTAATTCAGGTGTATTTAAATCAGGATTTTCTTCTAATAACTGTCTAAATAACCAACATCCAGCATTTGAATGTAATGATTCATCTCTGATACTCCACTCTACTATCTGTCCTACTCCTTTAAGTAGATTTCTAAGTTTAAATGAAAGTAAAATAGCAAATGAACTAAATAAATTTACACCTTCTGTAAATGCTGAGAATATGGCTAATGATTTTGCTCTAGCAGACCAATCAGGTGTTCCATCATGGCTATCTCTAACGTCCATTAAATTTTCAATTTTAGCCATTGTAGCTTCATCTTCTAAGAATTCACTAAAATTATCTAAACCTAAAGTTTCATTTAATAATGAATAAGCTTCAGCATGGATAGTTTCAAATGCTCCAAATGTAACACCCATTTTAATAATTTCGGGTTTTCTAAACCAAGATGTGACTAAATTTGTCCAGTAATCGTTTACTACTGTTTCAGTTTGGGCAAAACCTTTTAAAATAGAACCAATAATATTTTTTTCAGTTTCATTTAAATTTTGTTTCCAATCTGTTATATCTGACATCATGGGTACTTCTGTATGTAACCAATGTGCTTGTTGTTGTTTTAACCAGTAATCCGATGCTTCTTGGTATTCAAATGGTTTGTATACAACTCTTTCTTTTTTGATGTCTCTCATAAATTATTTTTTAAAAACGGGGTGATAACTATAGTATATATCATGAAGGGTTTGATGAGTTTTGAAAGAAATTATTAGCAAGGGGAGCTAATTGTTTTCTGTCTTGTTCAGTCTTCTCAGTAGCAAATACTGGTGGAGGTTGTGTTGATGGTTCTGGTAGTTCTCTTGGGTTTTCATCCATTTCTATATGACCTGTTGAGACATCTACATCTGCGTAATAGGTCATTCCATCCATTCCATATCTATTCTTCATTAAGAAGAATCTTCCTGTACCATTAACTTTATCTTGTGGTAATCTTGATAAAGACATACAGAAATCTGTAATCATAATTTTATTATATGAACCAGCTGCTTTATCTCCTTCAATTACATCGTCTTTTGCACCTGCTCTGTTAACCTGAGATACAGACCATACAGGGACATTATGATTTCGGGCTAAGGCTTTAGTTGCAACGTAAGTATTATCAAGTTTTTCTTTTTCGTCTTTAACACTGGTATTGCTTTTTAATAAATCAACATAATCAATAAGAATCATATCAGCGGGGTAACCTAAATCAGCCATTTTTTGTAAATGTCCCTCAATAGTTGTTATTGATGCTTCTCCAGGTGAATATTCTTTAATCGTTAAACTACCTTTTAAGTTTTCTAAGTAAGTTTTAACTTTATCTTGTTGAGTATGAACTATATTTACAGGTTGATTAATAAAATGTGCATCATATCTCTTACCAACATATCCTTCAGATAATTCTAAGGTATAATGTACAACATTTAATCCTAATTTTACAGCATGAGCACCTAAAGCAACCATAGTCCATGATTTACCTCCACCTGGTGAACCAAATATTAAACCAAAGTCACCTCCACCTAAACCACCCATCAATCTTTCATTAATAATTGGCCAAGGAGTAGGTATTACTTGACGGTCCTCTTCTTTATAACGGGATGCTACGTCTTTTAGATATTCGTGTCCTATATTCTTGTCTTGTCCTGCTTTTAATGCATTATCAATTGTAAATCTAATGTCATCAAACATTCCATCTTGAAGTAAATCAACTGATTTTAATAATGCTGATTTTAATGATTGGTTTTTACAGAAATTTTGAAATTCCTGTTCAACATATTCTTGATCTTCGTTTACCATTTTGTAAACTTCTTTTAATTGATCAACAATTGCTGTTTTTAAAACATCATTATCTAATTTTTTAACCTCAATTTTAAGAAAATCAAGTGTGGGTGTAGTATGGAATTCATCAAAATATTGTAATGCTTCTTTTACAAGCCATTGGTGGGCTTGATTCTCAAAGTAAGAAGGTATAATTACATCCCTAATATTAAGTAAAAATTTTTTATTCTTTAATATAGAATGTATAACCTTTACTTGAAAATGAGGTCCGTATTGGGATAATGTTTTTAATGTCATTTGTCAAAAAATATAGGGTAAAAATTAAATGCTAAAGAGGTTCTTATACAATTAGACCCACCAGGAAGAGCTCTATGGTCTACATACCCAGGGAATAAAATCAATCCTCCTTCTTTAGGTTTAATACTTTGAACAGATTGGTTAAATTTTGTTTGAGTACTATTTCCCGAACCTTCTAAAAAAATAGATAAACCTGGGTTAGGGCTAAATATTTCAAATTCCCCGGCTTGATCATTTGCTTGAATATAATATACTCCTGAAATTTCAACTCTTCCGTGGTTATGAATGTCGTGGGAGTGGTTTTTTTTATAATTTTGTATCCAATAATCAACAAGATAACTAGAATTACAACCTGTTATTTTTTCGAATTCATTTTTACATTTATTTAATTCTTCTACAAATTCAGGAATTTCATTAAGATCAATAATTCTTTTACTGAAAAAATCTGTTTCTACAGTAGTTGGTGTTTTATAATCTTCTTTTGAAAAAACATCTAAACGAGGAATTACTAAATCCTTTATTTTCTTAACTAAAGAAGGATCTAATTCATGAAATAAAACTGGTAAAGGGAATAATTCTTTTATAACCATTATTTAATCTTGTAGTTTTGAAGATACGTAAATACCTCTGATAACCAAAATTCTGTATTAGGTATTCCACGGCCTAATAAATCTTTTTCATACATCCCTAAAAATTTAGACTTATTAAAATTATAGGGTTGGGTTTCTATTAATTCATCTAATTCTTTTTGATCAGATTCAATTAATTCAATCTCTTCTAAACACATTAACTCGTAATTTATCTCAAGTTGACTTTTAAATAAATGAACGTTACCATAAATTCCATGTTCATCTACTTTATCAGTTGCTTTTTGATATGCTTCCTGTAATGTAAATTTTTCTTTACCTGCTATTTCAGGAAAGTATTTCATTAATTTTTTAGGACCTAAACCTTTAACACCTGGGAGATTATCTGATTTATCACCCATTAGACATTTCATTGTAATAAAATTATAAGGATGCATTCCGTATTGTTCGTATACATCATTTGGTCTATAGAATTTCTTTTTAATTGGTGAATAAACTGTAATTCGTTCATTTACTAACTGTAAGAAATCTTGATCAGCAGAATATATTATTACATCATCTTTTAATTTTTGAGACAAATAAGCAATAGTATCATCGGCTTCAATTTTATCTATGATAGAAATATTAATAGGTAAAGTTTTTAAATAA